GAGCAAAGCGAATGCTGGATACAATCCGAAAGATGTTATTCAAATGAGCAAAGCGAATGCTGAATGCAATCCGAAAGATGTTATTCAAATGAGCAAAGCGAATGCTGAATACAATCCGAAAGATGTTATTCAAATGAGCAAAGCGAATGCTGAATGCAATCCGAAAGATGTTATTCAAATGAGCAAAGCGAATGCTGAATACAAAAACACGAATCCGTGGGATAATAAATTTTTATTATAATAGTCTGTGCTATTGTTACTAATGCAAGATTACAAATTACAAAATATATTAATATATATTTTATAATGTGTAAGTATTAATAAATAAATCTTGACAAAAATAAATTCATTGTAGTAAAAATGCTAATATGCCAAAACGAATGTGTCGCAATATAGATATACTTCAATTCGGGATTGTATTTATCAAATTCTGAAATTCTTAATAAATGTAAAGATACCAATAATAGTGTGCATAATTGTAAATCATCAACAATTGGATTTAAATTACAACCATATTTGTGATAATATAAATATAATAAACGTGATATCACAAATATGCAACCAGCCACATCCATTCTATTTAGATAATACGAAATTTTGTTTGAAAAACCAATACCTGGCATACCATGTTTATGATTTTCAACTAAATGCGATAAAAATGATGCCAGCCCAACATTCGCAATAATTCCAGCAGTTAATAGATCATTGTTGCGAAAAGCTTGCGAAATTGACCATAAACATGGAATATTTGAAAATGCAACAATTAAATTTTCTAGCATAGTGATAATTATTTGTAATAACTCTAACTAAATAATAATGTATTACAATAGTTTATTATGACATTTATTTTTTCAATTTTTAGAGAATAAAAGATAATTTTATATGCCATATCCAATTATAAAATTTTAATTCTGGATACCATATCCAATTATAAAAAAATAATTCATAATGTATAAGTATATATATAGCGGATGAATATAATAGAATTTTTTTCCCAAAATATGTGCACGATAATAATTATTATTTTGCTAATTATATTTGTTGTTTATTTTTTTTCGATGTGGGGCAAGAATAAAATTGTTGAAAAAATGCAACAAATGATGGATGATGGTGACATCAAGGAAAATAGGGATATGTTTTTTAGCACAAATAAGAATGATCTTTTTCTGGATGTTTATAAACGTGGTAATCTTGCATTAGGTGAAGCATATATGAACAATATGTGGGATACACCAAATCTTTATAATTTATTCCGGAGAATTATTCAAACTAAAAAGTATGTTAAATTTGAAAATGGCAACAATTTTTTCAAAAAAATATTTAATCCATTAATCCAAGGTCAAACATCAAGTCTGGATATGATAAATAATCATTATAATTTAAGTAATACATTTTTTGAATCATGGTTGGATCCTAATATGCAATATTCATGTGGTTACTGGAATCGACCACAAATGACATTAGATGAAGCTCAAATTGCTAAAATGAATCTTATTGGACGAAAATTGAAATTAGAACCAGGAATGACGGTTTTGGATATTGGTTGTGGTTGGGGAATGTTAGCCCAATATCTAGCAAAAACTTTTGGTGTAAATATTGTTGGTATTAATTTATCGACTGAACATCTCAAATATGCTAACGAAAAACTACAAAATAGTAGTGACCTTAATGTTAAATACATTTATGGCGATTTTTCGGAAATTTCCAAATACAATATCAAGTTTGATAGAATTTTATCAGTTGGATTTTATGAACACTTGGCGGATGATAGATATGATGAATTTTACAAAATTATGCACAATAATCTCAAGGATGATGGATTAGTACTACTACATACAATTGGTTCTGATCACAATAATAAAGGTATTGATCCATGGATTCTGAAGTATATATTTACTCGTGGGCAAATACCAAATTTGGTAAATATAGTATCCCATTCAGAAAATAATGGTTTCGTAGTAGAAGATGTTCACAATTTTGGTATGGATTATGGTAACACATTATTAGCATGGTTGGATAGATTTGAATTATCAAACACAAAATCAAAATATGATCCAAAATTCTATAAAATGTGGAAATATTATTTGAGTAGTTGTGCGGCTGCTTTCCATGAAAAGGAACTATTTTTATGGCAATTGATTTTTACCAAAAAAAGTAATAAAATTAGGTACACTGGTGTAAGATAAATCGTATAAAAATAATTTTTAGTTTTATACAATTTGTAACCAAAATGTTTGTAGGTCGTCTTTCTGCTTTACAGATGACTTTACCTTTCCTTCGAGAGCATTCGTTGCTCTATCTTAGGCCCCATTTAGGGAAAAATGAAAATATGAAATCAGTACTAAGTCCCTCCATATATAATCTAAATACAAACTTTTGATTGTTTTTTTGTTTTTTTTGTTTTTCTTCTTTTTTTGTTTTTCTTCTTTTCTTCTTCTTTTTTCTGTTTTTTTTCTGTTTTTTTCTATGTACAGAATTGGTTTGGTCTTTATCGTTCAAATTTCCGCGGTTAGTCGGTAACTAATCGCGGAAATTGTATGATGGTCATACAATACCGAAAGAAATGTTTCAATCTAACGTGCAAGTGGTAATTTATTTCGGAGAATGGGTCTATTTTTATGCGGAATAATGATTGGATCCCATTCAACCTATTATCATTTATGTTGGTTCGTTTAAGAGGTATACAAATGGATTTTGTATCGGTTTCGTTATTTCTCTCTGTGGCTGCTGTAGTTAATGAAGTATGAACTCCTATAACTAAAGAAGCAATTTCTTTGATAGGCGCTCTTGTAGCTGTTCTAGCTAATGAAGTATGAACTCCTATAACTAAAGAAGCAAGTTCTTTGATAGGCGCTCTTGTAGCTGTTCTAGCTAATGAAGTATGAACTCCTATAACTAAAGAAGCAAGTTCTTTGATAGGCGCTTTTGTAGCTGTTCTAGTCGCGATTGGTACTAAAGTATGAACTTCAGTAACTGGGGCAGTGATAGTTGCAACGGGCACTTTAGTAATTACCAAAGTGGGAGTTGCAATTGGTACCAAAGTTTGAACTTCAGTAACTGGGGCAGTGATAGTTGCGATTGGTACCAAAGTTTGAACTTCAGTGAATCTCAGAACTGCTGGTTCCTTTTTAGTGAACTCAATAGTCATTGGATCAGCAATCTCAGTCCTTGTCATATCAGTAATCTTGGACTTGATAATCTTTGTGAGAATCGAGAATAGTCTGTATGTGGCCATGATTGGCTTCTGTTGTAAATGGTTGGGTTTTTAACGTTTTGTTCTAATCTTTTAATTTTACACATGGATTTGCCTATGAGTAAAAATTTCAATTTTTTTGTTGATATTTATCAGTGCTCTATGCAAATTCAATGTTTTTCAATTTTTTTTACATGAATAGTCAATACAATAGTTCAATTTTTTTTTTCGTTTAGTCTAGTATTGCAAATGTACTCGACTCGATTATCACCGTAGAAAATCCATCCCTTAGAGGCACAATTTTTGCATAGAGTTGGTGCTGGACTATACTTCGATACCAATTGATGAACAGCGCATTTTTGCATTCGTTCCTGTTGTGACATGATAACAATTTTCATATCGCCACAATTATAGCATGTTTTGATATCTTTTAATAGCATATTATTACATGTGCATGTATTCATTTCTATATCATTGAATTATTAAATTATTTTCACTGGTTCACTAAAAAATTTAATGATCAATTTTTTTCATTAAAGTAAAAATAAATATAAAAATAAAAAAAAAATCAATTTATAGATAATGTCACAACAACCAAACAAATTAGAAAATTGTGTAATAGAATGTGATAATGACAGGCAAAAATGTATTGTATTATCTATGACAGATATTACAAATATTAATTTTTTTGATGCACAACAATGTCAAAATAATCATTTATCATGTGTTGACAATTGTTTAAAAAAAATATCTTTGGAAAGTTAATTTAAAAATGAATTTTCCAAACAAATTGCTTTAAAAATTTTTTTTCTTTGTTATATTTTTATTATAATTAGCTGTGGCATACTCAAACTCGTTTTTTGCTAATAAATATTCACGTACAAGTTCCGAATGCTGCATTACGCGTCCGATCCATTGTAAACAGAGTGGATCTTCTAAAATTTTCTTATCGCAACAAATACTTTGCATTTTTAAAAGTATTTTTTCATAACGTTTTTTAGCCACCAATACTAAAACACGATAAATTGCTATATTTTTTTCAATTTTAACCAATCGTTCAACTGGACCATAATGACGATTGGCCATGGTAATGGCTTGATTATAATGTGATTTGGTGACCAAATCAGATAAATCCAATCGAATATTTTTTTTGTTTCAGCCATCGTTTAAATTATAATGATAATCGGGTACTGTTTTGAATTACAAATACCAAATATTTATCATTTCAATTTTTTTATTAAAACACAAAATTCGTATCCGTTTCCATTGCCCATTTAAATTTTTCTTGTAATGTTTTAGAAAAAATTTTTTCAATTGGTAAATTATGTTTTTTTAAAAATGCAATGGTGATTCTAGGATCAATATAATTAATTTTGCTTGTACCCAATGATATATTCTTTAGTTCTGTTTTTAATATTTTTTTGGCTTTGAGTTTTTTAATAACGCTTTCCATTTTGGCTATTGTTTCCGGTTTAGTTTTTTTTGATTTTTTGGCTTTACGCAGTCTTGCCGAAGATTTTTTTATCATTTGATTTATTTTTTCAATTTGTTGTACAGTAGATTTATTAATATTTTTTTGATGATTACAAAGCATAGCCACTTTGGCATTAGCTTTATTAAATTCATCCAATAATAAATTTATTTTATCATTTTCATCATATGTCATGAATTTCTTAGTAATTTTTTTGAGTTCCTTTTGAAATAGATACGATGCGTTAAATGTCCTAAAAACTTTCGCCGTTAAATTTTTCATAAAACTTTGTAAATATTTATTAACATCATTTGGAGTTGTTAGGTTAAAAAGTTGGTCCGATTCTGATTTTCCTTGGGTAAATTCTTTTAGATTTTGATAAACTTTTGGATCAACTGGGAGTGTTCGGTTGTATCTAACGGAATCTTTACCAAGAAAATCTAATTTTATTTGATTGTTATCTAAAAAATCGATATGTTCAACACGAAGAGATGTAACACCAATGGTATCCGTTTCATCCTCTTTTTTTTCATTACCAACGCGCAAAGAAAAATTATCAATAAAATAAAGTGCTGTTGCAACTTGTCGCGTAAACATATCGTTGTCATCCAAAGCTTTGTCATTAGCTGTACGAATTTCTTTAATTTTACGCTTTAATTTTCGAGCCAAATCAAATTTATTGGCGTCACTTTTTCCCCTTAAATCGGATTGTGCACCAAGCCAAACATATTTTATTTTACCAGTAATATCATCTTTGTATGAAGCCAACCATTCAACCGTTCTATCATGAATAATATCTTTCCATTTGTGACCTGGTAATGATTTCGGAATAACCGCTTCTACACCAATATTAATTATAATATCTTCTGGATAAATTCTTTTTTTTATTTTACCTAACTTGGGATTACAACCTCGGCCTAAAAAAAGACCAGGTGGCTCAACCCTAAAATTGCCAACGGGTTGCATTTTTCCATCAACTATAGCATATTTATATTTTTCTTCTTCTAATTTTCGTTGTTCTTTTAATTCATCATTTATTAACTTTTTTTCTTCTTTTTGTTGCAGTAAAAAATCGTATATTTGCCTGAAATCACAATCATCTAGTGATTGAATAACGTGATTTTTGCCGAGTGAATGTTTCCAATCGTTCCAAAAATTCTTATTAAAAATTTTGCTTTTGACATAATCTGATTCGATATATCTTGCATAAAGTGTTGCACATTCTTCTCCTTTATTATCCAAAATAATTGGATTGCCTTTGTAAACAACCGGAATATTATGTTTAATATACTCGGGCGGAAACATGACACCATTATGTTGTAATGTTGTCCATTTTGTCTTAGCGCCACCGAGTTGATTTAGCATCCAAAAATTCGCCACTAATTTGGTTCTAATCATTATTATACGAACTAATATTACATTGGAAATATTAATTCAAAAATTATTTATACATTTTAGTGTATTATATATTACACCACAAATAATAGATCACATCGTGGAATAACAATTTGATATTATTATGATATTTAAATAAAAAATTGAAAAATAATTTGATAAATTATCAGGGTAGTAAATCCATATAAAAGTATATAAATTTATTTATTATAATTGCAATAATGAGATCCAAATCCCATAATAATTTATTTGTTGAAAATATTATTGGAATTAGTTTAACATTAGCTATTATTTGTTTTATCGCTAGTTTTATAGCATTGGTAGTAGGTGCTACATTTGCCGGATTGTATGGAACAACTAAATCGGATTATGTTTATGATTCAGAAGGATTTTGTAATATAACATCCCAAGATATATTTAACGCCACCTGTTCATATGAATGCAATTGCGTTAGATGTGGTAAAACAAAATGTTGTGGCACATGTTATTATTTATGCAATGATGGTTATTGGAATATTACCGTGAGTAATAATCCAAAATTTACAACGGATAATCATGGATGGATTGAAACTATCCAGAAACGTGCACTAAAAGGAGATTATGATAGTGTTGTAACCAAATTAGAAACCAGACCAATTGGAACAGTGTCAAAATGTTTTTATGATTCGGACAATCACAAACGTATCGATTGGAATAAATCATATGATCCGGAAGATTATATGATTGTTATGATTTCATTTTTATCATTTTTGGGATTGTCATCAATATTATTTGTTATTTTTAGTAGTATTGCTTGTGTATCTTGGTGGTATATTGATGAAAAAATAAATAAAAAAAAAAGTAACAAAAAAAATTCAAAAATCCAAATTATATAATTGATTATCGCAGTTTTATCGAAGTGTATCGGTTGATACACCTTGATATAAATGTGTATTAAAAGTAGATAAGTAGATAAAAATATAAATGTCCCTTATATTAGTACTCCAAATAGTCACAGACAGAACTTCATATTTAAGAGAATCAAATATACAGCCATCTTCAATAGAATACAATGTCAATATTTACGGAAAATTTGCTGTTTGTAAACTAAAACAGGGTTTCAGTGTTACAGTAGATAATATTAACGAAGCCTATTACCAATTTCCTGTTGATTATAATTCTGCTTTTTGTGATTTAGTTGTTAGAACACCTAGAGAAGAAATTAGGGGCTTGGTTAAAGAAAAATCAGAAGCTAAAAAAATATATACTTAAGCAAAAAATCAAGGACGACAAGCCTTTCTTACAGAAGAAACAGAATCCGATAGAGATATTTATAAATTATCAATGTGTAATATACTAAAAAATGATGAGCTAGTTATAGAATATACTTATATAACAGAAATAACACATGTAGACAGCCATAATATTTTTTATATACCCAGTTTCATTTCGCCACGTTATAAAGGCGATTTTATACCAAATAGCAACCATTCTATTTGTTCAAAAATTAAAATACATGATAAATCTAATTCGGTTAGATGTAGTATGCCGGATACATTAATATCATTTGAAGATAATTTAACAGAAATTAAATATTTATCCCAAAAACCATTGGACAAAGATATTGAAGTATCTTACAATTCGGAATTCCAACAAAAAGCATTTATATTTAATACAAATGGTTATACTATGGCCATGGCAGAATTTATTCCTGTAAATAATAAGCATGATACAAATACAAAACAGGATCTGATATTTATTTTGGATTGTTCCGGTTCAATGGATGGTGATAGAATTAATAATTCCAGAAAAGCCATTATCCATTGTTTGAAAAAAATGGAAAATAACCAAAATTATCGGTTCAATATTATTTGTTTTGGATCTACTGTTGAAACATACTTGTCACATATGATAGATACGACTAAAGAGAATATCGATAAAGCTATTAAGTATTGTGAAAATATTCGGGCAAATCTCGGTGGCACAGAAATTTTCAATGCAATCGCTGTTGCTTTGTCTATGTCAACTACAGCTATTTTGATGACAGATGGTGATACAACCAATAATAGTCAATTACAAAATTTATGTGCTAGATCTAATTGTTTATCAATATTAGGTATCGGTAGTGGTATTAACCGTGCCAATATTAAAGATATGACAACAAAAGGATCAGGTATGGCTCTATTCAGTCAAACAGAAACTAATATTGTTAGTAATACTGACTCTATTTTTGATAGTATTACCAAACCATCTATTAAAAATCCATCTATTAATTGGTCAGATGACAAATCCAATTTAGTAGTACCAAACAATATTATTTTTGATCAAGTTAATACCATTTATGCTACATTATCCGATCCGACTATTAATATTTTTGAGCTGAAAGATTTGAATTTGGTTTTGAATTTGGATTCTAGTTATAATCAAATAGATCCGAAATATTTGGGCGCGATTATTGCCAAAAGAATAATTCAAAAAAATACTGTTGGTGAATCTATTACCAAAGAACAAGTAGTATCGTTAGCTACTAGTTTCAATATTATTACACAATACACATCAATGGTGGCCGTTAGTTCATTGGAAAATAGCCCACAAATTGATGCACATCAAGACTATTCAAATACTGGTTACCAAGAAAAATTGTATACACAAATTTTGTCATACCAGAACTGTGGCCCTCGTTATATCAGTAGTGTAAATAATATGGTTGATACTATGAAAACAACCATTAGAGAAACAACATGTGTAAGTCCATATGATACTATGAGGACAACCATGAAAGAAACAACATGTGTAAGTCCATATGATACTATGAGGACAACCATGAAAGAAACAACATGCGCGATACCAAAACAACAATTTTATAATATTAATTTACCCGGTCCAACCAATGAACATACTAAACTGAGTAAAAATTATGGAAAACATAGCGAAGAAACAAAATGTTGCAGCGATGAGGATGATCAGGATGAAGATATGGGCTCCATGTTTGGTGGTTCTTCTGATGACGAATCGGATTTTTCGAGTGATAGTATCATTACCAAAAAAAGTGTTGATATTGCTACTTATACCAAATTATGCGAATCTGGGCAAAAATGTCTTAACCGAAACCAGTTTACCAAAAATATTTTTAAATATTTTGACACCAATACTAATTTGTTTAAATTAGAAGTTTCAAATATACTCACCAAGATACCCCAAGAATTATTATCCGATCCGTATGGTCTCACATTATTTATATTTTATTGTTTGAAAGATGTAACCAAATTAAAAACATTGTACAATAAATATTTATCTTTAGCCAAAAAAAATGACAATATGTTGCCACTATTTAGTGCATTAAATTTATAAATTAATTTATTTTATTAAAGTTGGATAAAATAAATTAATTATTCATTGCATTCGATTATTTTTTCTTTATTATTTGTTTTTTTAAGCCATTCATCGTGTCCCCATGTCATAACTGATAAATTATTAATTAGGATTGGTTCATGTTTTTTTGTACAGATCGTATAAACTTTTTGCGATTTTGTTTTGACGCGTTTTGCTCCAGGTACGTGTTTAGCTTTTTTCTCAACACCATTAATCATTAGTTTATGTCCGGATGTTACATAGAAATCCTTGTTTGGTTGATTTTCTCCAAGTGCATCTTTTTTAATTAGCATAAAACGATTATAAGGACCAGCTGTTATAACAGATTTGATTGGTACAAATTTTTGGTCGTTAACGCTGTACACTTCGCGGGTATTGGTATTTAAACTTGACGCTTCAATTTCGGATTCAATGGATGTTTCAGTATTTTTTGTTAAAACCATCGAATTACCCGAAAAGCAAACAAGTTGTATGACCGCACCTTTAAAAAATATGTAAATATATGTATTTTACATACTTTTTATAAGGGGAGTTTGGGGTTTTCAACCCCAAATTTTTCATGTTTACATGAAAAAGCCTCGTAAAAATACATGCATTCGCATATATTTTTAGAGAGCCGATACATCATCTATAAATAAACCACCGTTAGATTCACCATTTAATACATACTGGAATAATATTGTTGTATTAACACTAGTGGCCACAACATTATAACTATATGGTGTATACCCAAAAGGTCCCATTAATTGGATCGGTGGAATTGCTGTTCCGGTAAATCCAACAGTTACGACACCACTTGTCACATTATTTGCCAACCAGAAGCTAAAAGTATATGTTGCGCCAATAATTGTTGGCGTTGTTAAATTTTGTGATAAAATAAAGAAATTACCAGTGACTGTAGAATTAAATAAACCGGATCTGCTACCAGAATGTGGATTTGTGTCACTAATAATAACACCCGATGCTGATACCCAGGGGGGCTGGTGGCGCACTATTAAGTGTGCCGATTTCAAAACCTCCGTTCGTCACTAATTCCATTATATATACGTTATTGCCATATTTAAAATATGTTTGAATGGCAAATTGGTACTTTTTATAAAAAATAAAGGTTTTAAAAAATATGCTATAATTATAGATTTTTGATGTTACCACCAAAATACGATTTTTACCAACTAAAACAAGCTATTTGCCATTTTAGCGAACAAACTAAATGTATTGATAATGGATACGCCATTTTAACACAATATCCAGATAAAACTATTATCCAATTGGATTTATATAATTTATCGCCGGGTGTTCATGGTTTTCATATTCATGAACTGGGCAATACTCGCCAGGGATGCATGAGTATGGGCGCGCATTATAATCCATTTAATAATCCGCATGGTGGTCTTAATCAAAAAAATAATCATTTAGGAGATCTTGGTAATATTAAAGTGGATGCTACTGGACGTTGCAATACCGAAATAATAGTTAATTATCTTCCATTGTCAGGTCAATATAGTGTTGTTGGTCGTGGTATGGTTATACATGAAGGAGAAGATGATTTAGGTATGGGTCACCACAAAGATTCAAGCAAAACCGGAAATAGTGGTGGGCGGATGTCGTGTGGTATTATTGGTTATTTGTAATAAAAAAATACTTTAATAATATAGCGATAAAAATGTCCAATAATGTGTCACCTGATATTTGTGGTCGCGAACATGCGGTCATAGTTAGTTTAACCATTAAAAAAGATGCCGCCAAAGCAATTGATTTTTATAAAAAAGTGTTGGGTGCCAAAGAATTTTATCAATTAAAAAATAATGGAAAGGTTGTGCATGCCGAAATACTCATTGGAAATACCACTATAATGATATCAGATGAAATGTCCGATACTGGTTCAGTTACTGCAGAAAATATTGGTAAAATGCCTATTTCGTTGTATGCTTATGCGGATAATGTTGACGAAACATTCGATCGTGCAATCAAATCTGGAGCTACAATAATTTATCCAGTAACGAACCAATTTTATGGTGACAGAATGGGAGCTTTTATTGACCCGTTTGGTTTTCAATGGTCGGTTGCTAAACATGTTGAAGATGTTCCAATGGATAAAATCGAACAACAAGCTAAAAAAATGATAGATCAAATGCAGCAATCAGGTGGTAATGCTGGAAATGAAATTTCCAAGCATAACCTGCCGCTTAGGGGACAAGGTAATGATGGCGATATCTATCATCGAAAATATTTAAAATATAAAAACAAATACAACAAACTAAAAAAATAAAACAAATAATTTTAAAATTTATTTATTTTATTTTATTTTATTTTTATTAAGCCATTCATCATGTCCCCATGCTATAACAGGTAAATTATTAACTAATATTGGTTCATGCTTTTCAGTACAAATTGTATAAAGTTTTTCTGGTTTTGTTTTAATACGTTTTGCTTGGGGTATATCTCTGGCTTTTGTTTCAATACCGTTAATCATTAGGTTGTGTCCGGATGTTACATAGAAATCTTTGTTTGGTTGATTTTTCCCAAGAGCATCTTTTTGTATTAGCATAAAGCGATTATAAGGTCCTGATGTTACGATAGATTTGATGGGTATAAATTTTTGGTCATTAACGCTGTACACTTCATGGGTATCAGCATCTAAGACAGATGCTTCAATTTCCGATTCTACATCATTTATCGTATTTTTTGTTAGAACTATTGAATCACCCGAGAAACAAACAACTTGTACAACCGATACATCATCTATGGATACCCCCCGGTCAACAACCGTTGGACTATTCAAATTATATGTGAATGATATTGTTGTACTGGTATTTGTTGCTACAACATTTTGGGTAATAAGTTGATAGGGAAAAGAGGCTACTGTGGGGATAGTAGGGAAAACTGATCCCGTAAAACCGTAAGTTATAAATCCATTACTAGAAGCACTACTTGCTATCCAAAAACTAAAAGTATATGTAGCACCAATAATTGTTGGTGTCGTTAAATTTTGTGACAAAGTATAAGCACCTATTGCAGCAGGAGAGAATTGAACACTCTTGCTACTCGGTAAGTGTGGATTATCCATACTAATAGTGATAAATCCTCCGGCAGACCAAGGCGGTGGTGGCGAACTACCAACTGTGCCTATTTCAAAACCTCCATTAATTACTAATTCCATTGTATTAATATATATATAACCATCATATTAAAATTATATCCATATGGAAAAATGACACCCAATATATTATTAATGCACAATAAAATAAAATTGGCTAATAAATCAAAACGTTTGTTTTAACCAAATTAAATTATAAATATTTTATATATAATGCTCGTTCCATCCTGTAATCCGTCTTGCAATGATTCTAGATCAAATAGTTGTCCACATGTCGAATCAAATGATGATATTATATATAATTTTGAATACAAATCTCGCGGATGTATCTCGGAATGTTGCAACATTAATAGTAAACAAGAGTGTATCATATCTCATAAATTGTTAAAACATTTTGAAAAAACGCGTCGACTTGGAGGATTAAATACCGATGGCACTTTTATAACTATTGTAATTTGTCAAAAGTGCATGGAAATAGTACCAACCAATCTATACAATGAAGATTATATGTGGTATGATCGTCGTGATGAAAAATTACGCAATAAATGTCAAGTTTGCGGTGAAGAATTATTCAAATGCCATATTATAGTATAAGTTTTATAAAAAAAATTGAATTACCAAAACCATTAATAACGCATCATAAACCGATATTTAAATAAAAAACATCTTATAAATATCAGTACTAAATGTCTAACAAACTCATTTTACATTTTGACATTAATGGAACAATCACTGCTTTCGATAGCACAGAACCCGGAACTGATTTACAAAATTCAAATATGGTTTTGGCAAAAAGTGTTTATGGAACAATAAATGATGACGAATGGATTATGAATGACAATTATAAAAATTTAACAGCTGGATCCGTATCATATTATGACTATCTAAAAATGGTAAAAAAAAATCCCAAATATAAAAGCATGTCTTTCATATTTACCGACGAAAATAATCCAGGTCATTCATTGCGCCATCTGGTACCGATAATGGAAAAGTTGTGCATGCCGAAATACTTATTGGAAATACCACTATAATGATTATGGATGAAATGTCCAATAATACTGGTTCGGTTAGTACGGAAAATATTGGTAAAATGCCTATTTCATTGTATGCTTATGTGGATAATGTTGACGAAACATTTGATCGCGCAATCAAATCAGGAGCTACAATAATTTATCCGGTAACAAACCAATTTTATGGTGATAGAATGGGAGCTTTTATTGATCCTTTTGGTTTTCGGTGGTCAATAGCCAAACATATAGAAGATGTTCCAATGGATAAAATAGAACAACAGGCTAAAAAAATGATAGATAGTATGCACCAATCGGGAGGCGATGATGATATTTACCACCGAAAATATTTAAAATATAAAAACAAATACAACCAATTAAAAAAATAAAAAAAAACAAATACAACCAATAAAAAAAATAAAAACAAACTTATCAATTACAAAATATCAGCAAAATATATATAAAATGGAAGGTAATAGTTTTTGGCCAATGATAATTTTAATGGTTTTGTTTAGCTATTTTGTTATGAACAATATCATGTTAACATTTAATAATGGTATTTATAATCATGTTAATAAAACATATATGGCTCTGTTAATGGGGTCGTTAATGGGTATAATATATTATATTTTAATGTTATGGAATAATCATCAATCATCGGATGCTTGGCATGGCTTACTTATTTGGATAATTATTGCTCTTATTTTTATTATTGTCATTAGAAAACAAACATTGGTATCCGATAAAGAATTCTTAAAAGGAATGTTGGAACATCATGATATGGCTGTATTGATGTCTAATCAAATCAAGAAAAAAACAAAAGATCCAGAATTACTGAATTTTGCCCAAAATATTATTGATACACAACAAAATGAAATAAATTGGATGAGCCAAAAATTGGCCAATAAATCATAACGTTTGTTTTAACCGAATTAAATTATAAATATTTTATATATAATGTTAGTTCCATCCTGTAATCCATCCTGTAATGATTCTAGATCAAATAATTGTCCACATGTTGAATCAGATGATATCATATATAATTTCGAGTACAAATGTCGTGGATGTATTTCGGAACATCATGATATCAATAGCAAAAAAGAATGTATTATATCCCATAAATTGCTAAAACATTTTGAAAAAACACGCCGTCTTGAAGGATTAAATACTGATGGCACTTTTATAACTATCGTAGTTTGCCAGAAGTGTATGGAAATCGTACCAACCAATATATACCACGAAGATTATCTGTGGTATGATCGTCGTGATGAAAAATTGTGCAATAAATGCTCAGTTTGTGACGAAGAATTATTCAAATGTCATATTGTAGTATAAGTTTTATAAAAAATTGAATTACCAAAGCTATTAACAGCGCATCATAGTTTGATATTTAAATAAAAAACATATTTAAATATCAGTATTCAAATGTCCAACAAACTAGTTTTACATTTTGACATAAATGGAACAATCACTGCTTTTGATAGCACAGAACCCGGAACTGATTTACAAAATTCAAATATGGTTTTGGCAAAAAGTGTTTATGGAACAATAAATAATGATGAATGGATTATGAATGACAATTATAAAAATTTAACAGCTGGATCCGTATCATATTATGACTATCTAAAAATGGTAAAAAAAAATCCCAAATATAAAAGCATGTCTTTTGTATTCACTGATGAAAATAATCCGGGTCATTCGTTGCGCCATTTGGTACCAGTGATTGAAAAATCAATCAATAATTTTTTGTTTGAATCATTTATCCTGGTACTAAAAATTTTCCCAAGTGCTCAAATTGTATTTAGAACATTTGGTGGTGATACTGATGCAGTAGTTATGCATTTAACAAAAAATAATTTTGAAAAATTTTCCGAAACAGAGTATTTTGATGCTACACATAAAAAAAATGACGAATTAGGTTTTGTCGATATTGGTAATTGTCAAAAATTCGGGGATGAATTTAATATTGACGAATTTAACGATAAGCTAAAAAAAACAGACGTACCTATTGCTGTTGTAGAAGATTATGCTTATTGGAATTCATTAAATAAAAAAGCATCTGCTGGAAAAATTATTAAATCGGACAATGATTTAATTCAAATCTTTTTTGATGATAATAATTGTGTTTCTTTGTATGATAGTAATAGTAAAAATTGCCATATAATTCGTGTTAATACATTAGAAGCAGCAGAAAATTCAAATTATTTTGTTGATAAAATAATTGCTTTGTTGTCTGCCAATTAAAATTATTTTTTTAAAATAAAAATTTAATTTTAATTAAACACAATTTTTGGCTTTTCTTTTCATTTTAGCCATAGTGTGTTTTTGTTGTTGTTTTTTAATAAATTTGTCCATTTGTTCTATGAAATCCTTTTTATCCAGTATCCTAATTTGTTTCAAATCGATATCTTTGATTTGAGTTTGTAATAAACTTTTCTCTTTTTGTTTGCGGCGGCTACACCATTTACTGAGCGGTGGTAATGTTTTACCAATAACTACACAATTAAATCCTTTATTGCATACTATATCAGAAAATTCCGGATCTTCATCGTACATACCATCACAATATTTGCAGGAAATGATTTGTTTAATACGGTTACCATCATAATCCATTTTAGATATTTCATCATGGTAAAATGAAAATCCACATTCACGGCAACGATAAATATAAACTGAACTAAAAAAATTACATCTTATCGGCGCGGATAACAAACCATTTTGTTCAGCCCAGTAGTGAATAAATTTTCTTTCTTTTCCAGTTTCAGTATTAACTAGTACAACTTGTGTTTTGTCTAATTTGATATTATTTAATGCTTGTGCCATTTCACATACTCTAGTTGTGTTCATTGATTTCTTTTTGGCACGATTAAATTCAATATCAGACAAAATCTTCTCAAAATAATTTTTAGTTTCAGTGCTACAAACATTAATATTTTTTGCTAAAAATGGAATATTTTGGCTAATACTGTCTAAATGTTCTATTGTTTCGGCATACGATTTATCCAGACCACCAAAAACTGCTACTAATCTTTCCTCTAAAAATGGAATCTCTTGGCCTGTTTCGATAAATACTTTCTCCTCCATTTTAATATTTACACTCAATTGGATGTTAACAACAATTTTGTTATAAATTATATGTCAAAATATTGGAACATGTTTAATGTTTAATATTTCAATTTTTCAAAATAAAAATAAAAATTGAAATATTAATGCATGAAATTTGTTATTATTTTTATTTAGTAAATCCATAATACTGTATTCGGCATTCACTTTGTTCATTTGAATAGCATCTTTCAGATTGTATTTGGCATTCATTTTGTTCATTTAAATAATATTTGATAAATTGTCATTATTATGGTAAATAGATTAATGTGGGATAATAATATTAATGAACAGCATATTTATCCATTGCTCTATTTACCAATAGCAATATCGACAATTGTCATTTTTATAATTATAGCGAATTCATTTTTTAAAATTTTTTTTGAACAAAAATTAAATGAAAATAATGAATTGATTAAACCATTTTATTATGAGTATGGAAGTTACGGATCCGATTTATTTGATCGAATTTATTCTCCAATTGTACATGATAATTTCTTTGCTCCCAAACTCAAAAAATACCAAAACGAAAATCAATTAATTCGCGCAATTATTGGTATTATTAATGGTTATTTTAGGCAATCATCAATTATTCACATAATAATTGCTATTGTTATGTTAGTGTTATCAATTATTAGTCATATATCTTTTGGTATTTTTATTTTGATTACCATATATACATTTTTCAGGCTACTACATTTTATTTTTTGTTGGTTGGAAATTGGATGGATTAAATCTACATATTTACACTGGATATCTTTTTGGATAAATATATTTATTATCAGTTTCACCATATATTTTCTTTTTGTTTCATTTAATGACAAAAACCAAAATACCCAATTTAATATTATTTTTTATTTGGCGTTTATTTTTGTGCCAACAATTGTACTCTGTTCAAGTATTTGTAGGCCAATTATTAATATTAAGCGTAAAAATAAATTTTCGCCCACACATCTTATTTTCGTATCTGGTATCGGAATAGATTCTACATTTGGTGATTTTATGAAACAAAATAATAATATACTCGTCATAGTTTTTGGTAATATATTTAATGCACCATTAACTAAAATCAAAATAAATTCTGAATATTATATAAAATAGTTAATCACATTCATTTTTTTTAAAAAATTTAATAAATTATAATTTATCAAATTCTTTATTTTGTATCCAATTCTCATTAGACCATTTGGTATTAGCATCAATAACATGAAAGGTATATACATCTCTTGGTAAAATACTATTATTGGCTTTGCTTTTATGAACAATAGAACCATGTAATAGCACCAAACTTCCACCATTTACTATTATTGGAACATAATCCGATTTTTTCCATAAAATATTTGTTTTAGTATTATTTAGTTCAGGATCAAAATAAGTTTTATTAGTTGTTTTATCCAATTTGAATCGGTGAATAAGTGGAGTATGATGCGAACCAGGTATGATCCATAAACATCCATTTTGCGTGTTGACATCTTCCAATGGTATCCAAAAAGCATGACATGATAGTGGTGTAGTGTGAATAAATGTACTATCTTGATGCGGCGCTACTTTTGCTCCAATATTAGCCGATTTAAAAATATACATTGATTGCGCAACAAGTGGATTTTTTACGCCAATATCATGACTGACAGCCCTAAATATACTGTTGTGTGTCAATTCTGAGAAAATAGAATTGTGTTTGTGTAACGCATGTCCAATTTTATTAATTTTAGTTTCACCATTTATATCTTCCAAAAATATTTTAATTTTATCAGCGCTATCCAAAAAATAGTCATCGGTAACCTTTTTTTGATTTAGACCAGTTGCAAACAAACTATATTTTTCATTTCGAGATGTGTTTTCAATAATTTTTTGGATTTGGCTTTTTAGAATTAATTGTTGTTCGTCCGAAATTATGTTTTCTAGAACTAGATAACCATTTTTTTGATAAAAATTTTGTTGATCCAATGTTAAAAATTCTGTTCGTTTTGTTGCCATATATCTTTAATAATATAATTTTATTTACCGCTAAATATTCGCCAAATAGCATTTTTAGTGAATACCGAAAATATATATTGGTTTTCTTTGTTGGATAACTGTGCGCGTAGTTCTTCGGATAAATATTTTGATATCGTTTCTCGCATGAGTTTATGGTCGTCCGAATTTACTAAATCATTTATGGCATTCGAAACTGATTCTTTTGAAGAGTCTTTGACCTGTTTTGATTCAATCGCTTTTGAAAGCAAATTTGATAATCCGTTTATAATATATTCTTGTTTAGCCAAATTGGTAACACTTATTCCCAATAAATCGGTGACATATTGTTGAACTTCTGTTGATTCAGTTAGTTCTTTAATGCTGTCTTTGGTGAATTTAACAGCGGCTTGTCTGAATTGTTCATCCTCAAAAGTATTAGAAGATATTAAAACCACTTCATTGGAAGCCCAATTTCTAAATAATCCATAAGTTGCATAACCGATAATGCTGATACCCGCGGCCATAAGCAAACGTTTATTATATTTTCGTTTTTCCATTTCTTCCGATAAATCTCTGGGTAGTAAATCTATATAAAAGTATATAAATTTTTTAAGAGTTCTTCAACCCTTGAGTATCCCCATTTACTCTTATCCACTGGCTAGGCTTCGTGGACGTTTAGACTTATTGGATTACATAATTTTAATCCTGTTATTTTTTTTCTTTTTATTCCTCTTTTTTCTTCCCATTTTCTCATTAT